AATCTAATAACTCTTACTTTTTTCTATATTTATTTATAAATTGTTTGCCCCATTCACTTCCCGGAACCATTTTTTCCACATACTTTCGATGAGCATCAGTTCCTACAAGTCTCTGATCAGCAGGAACACCAGAAGGTGCATTACTATTAGTTACTGCTTCGGATACATCCTTAATCCAAGACTTAAACATAATGTTATCTTCGGTGACACAAATCAGGTAGTTAGTTCCACGACGAATAATCTTACCAACTAATCCTGTATTAAGATTTTCTACTATGCTACCAACGGCATAAACTTTATTCTTGATAAAGTTTTCACGAAGACTTTTCCAATCAAACTTAGGAGCAATCTCCCACATATTCCACCCTTCTTTAATTTCCATCGCAGCACGAAGAGTATTATAAAGGTCTTTTGTTTGCTTACTATTCATCGTAGAAGGAACACCTTTACGGAATGCTGCAAAGTCTCCTTCTGCTGCTGCTTTTCTTTGCTTTGATGCAGACATTCCTTCTGTTCCTTCTGCATCGGGATCTCTATCTCCAGCAGAAAGAACCTCTACATTATCAAAGGCATAAAGTTTTCCATTGTAGTCATTTGATAATCTCTCAAATTCCTGAACTCTATCTCCACCACCAACAATTCTTACATTTGTATATCCATCATTATGTGCCTTCTTCAGAACATCAAAGATTGTTCTATTTGCAGGCAAATTCCTGAACTCTATCTCCACCACCAACAATTCTTACATTTGTATATCCATCATTATGTGCCTTCTTCAGAACATCAAAGATTGTTCTATTTGCAGGATCATTTACAATCTTCTCACTATGAGTCGGATACATCTGCCTCATTACTGAAACCTTTGTATCAGGATCTAATGGATTCTTTTTCTTATTCTGACTACGTGAAGGTACAATAATATAATCACCTTCATCAGAACTTGCGGCAACCTTATCTAATAGTTTTTCGTGTCCTGTTGTTGGTGGATTAAAACGACCAAATGTAACTGTCAGTGTTCCTTTTGTTTTTTCTACTGGTGGTGGTCCTTCTTGTGCAGGAGCATCTTGTGCGGCAGGTTGTTCTGGTGCTGCTGCTTTTTGTTGAGTCGGTTCTTGTGCTGGTTGTTTTTCGTATGTTGTTTGTGAAAGTTTCTTTTCTTTATCGGTTGATGGAGGATCCTGTTGTCCTACTCTCTGTCTCTTATTATAAAACTTTAAAGATCCTTTCTCTGTCTTCGCAACAAACTCCCCTTTATTATCATACCATCCACCATGACCATCACCTTTCAGACCCAATCTTGCGGCCTGTTGTGATGCAGTCTCAAATAAAAATTGGAAGAAACTCTTCATTACTTGTTCAGTTGTTTAATTATAGATTTTTCGTTTGTAACAATGTAACTGAGGACACTTTTCCTCATTTTTATATATTTATCTATAATCTTATCTGCCTTGCTTGATGAGATTTTTTTATCAAAGGTCACATAGACATATGCTAGAAAGTCATTATACTTCCTTTTGGGCGCCTTTGAGTCCGTTTCGAAGGATTGTAATAATTCTTTAACTTGTGGGTTCATTATTCTATTTTGCCATAGGGTCCAGAATCTGGAGACTGTGAGTTGGCATAAAAATACATCTCTTGAACAATTTTATTCTGAACTTTTCTTGGTTGAGATTCAAGTATCTTAGCAAATTTTACCCCAGTAAATTTAGCATATTTCCATTTATCATCTTTACCCTTTACCTGAGCAAGAAACTCATCTTCAGTCATATTCATTTTTTGAATATCTTGAATGTCATTATATATTTCTCTAATGAGTTTTTCGTCATTCAATTTAGGACTGTTTGTATAGTTTGGTATTTCAGGAAGACCCATAGATTTCAACATTTTATTCAATGGACCAAAAGAAATTTTTCCTTGATTAGCAGAACTTCCTTGAATTTCTCCTTTCCATCCTGATGGACCACCAGAATCAGATCTCCATTGAATTTCAAATTTACCACCAGGTTTCCAAATAGTAAAAGTATCCATTGCACTCAATGGATTATCTGCTTTTTTAAATACAATAGTTTTTACATATTGAATATCTCCTGCATTCCTGTCTTTAGTCAGATTGTAATATTTAAATGGTTTTGCAGTTTTTGATATTTTTTTGAGAGAAACTCCTATTAATTTTTTCTCCCCAATAAGATCTACCATCAACTGATTCAATCCTTTTATTGTTGCCGCATTCTCTATCATCTTCCAATCTGCTTCAGACATTTTATTTGAAACAAGATAAAAATCTGCAGGACTCCACTTATTAATATTACTGAATAATTTTTCTTTCCTATTTAATTCTTTTAACTTAGATTCTATAAGGGAAACTTTTTTACTGCCTCTATGAAAAGTCCAACTTATATTCTTATCAACCTTTGTATATAATTCATTCGCACCTTCAATAGATGAATTAATCCAATCTTCTGAAATATTTAACATGTCTTCAAATTTTGCATCAACATCAATAAAACTTTTACATTTTTCAAAATTTGATGTTGACACATCTTCTACTTTTATTTTTCTACCTAAAGAACGAAATGCTAATGCCGAATATAAACATTGTGCAGATTCGACATTTCTAGTTTGAACTGCTCCTCTATCTGCTCCTGCCCTAATAGGTTTATAAAGTATGACCATTTTATCATTGGTCAGATTCACAACAGTAGCAGGAAAGGAAGAGGCTCCTATTTTTTGTCTTGTAATTTTATTATTAGGTATTCTAGATCTTTTAAAAGAATCTTCAACCTTTTTTTGCATTGATGCTCTATCTGGACCTTTTACGATAAAGGTAGTGCTTTTAGAAGATGCTGACTTAACAGTTACATCAAAATCTCTAAATGAAGTTATTATATTATAAACCTCTTCCCCAAAATTCATTTTTATTTTTATTTATGGAGTTAAGGAGACTCAAACTCCTTGAGATAGTCCTTCTCTTTTTGATATGGAACTATCTCACCAGTATAATGTTTCCATCCTTCTTGAATATCGGGAACTAACCATTGGTCAACACGATAACAATATTTCCAGTTCACAGGTTGTATACAATTCATCACAACTACCGTCCAGAATGATATGAGATAGTTGAGAATTGTATACATTAGAATACGAATGTAACCAGTGCCGCATATCCAACTAGTATAACACACAATCTAGAAAGAACGCTGTAGTATTTTCTGATTGGTGTTCCAAAGTATTGTTGTCCGATCATCAAACATTTATGTGCGGGTGAGATCAAGTATCCAGAATACTCGGTGCAAAGAAACCAGACAAGATATTGAGGTCCAAAGATTGCCACAAGTGCAGAAGTCATGCCAGCATACTTGCCAGATGAACCCATAATGTAGGCAGCAACCATAGCAACAAGAGATGCAGGAACTAACATTTCAGGAGTTGCTGCTTGGAGATAGTTCATGACTGGACCTTTAATCAATCCTACAACTCCACCAAGGGCAAGGACAATCGTAGCAATGATAGCAAACTTACCATCTAACCACTTACCCCACTTCCAATCCTTAAACACAATAGAATAATAAATTGCCATTCCAAGAAACCAAGGGAAGAAGAATATTGCTCCTCCCTTACCGGTATTCAGTAGAAGGATAACAGTAGCAATTAGAGGTGCCCACCCAGTAATGGCACGTCTCCAATTAAATTCTCTAACATATTCTAAATTAGGAATAACAGAAGTGGCAGGAACTTTTGTGAAAATATACCACCAGGTATAAGTAAGAGTAATGATAAGTGGAATGATTGTATATCCAAGAAAAGTTGAATAAGAAACTCCCATCACTGCCATAGGAAGAACAACTGTCTTCTCTAATGGAGACCACCAATAATAATGATGAACAGATAGATAATCAATCACACCAAAATCAGAACGACGTTGTTTATCAGGTGGTGCAATTGCATCAAGAAGTGGTGCCGATAAAGCAACACGTCCTGGAATAGGAAGAATACCACCCAACAATGATGTGATAATAACAAGGACACGATTATCCTTGATGTATTTCTTTGCTAAAGCATATACATCTTCTAATGCAGAATAATCCCGGATGAAACCACCCAAGATCATAATACCAAAGATGTAACCCATATAGAGTTCATTCTTAGCAATAGATTCAACTACTTTCGTTATCATTCACAATTTCCTCAATTTGTTCATCAATACTTACAATTGCTTGACGAATATCAATCACACGTTGCGGACAACATGTAGGATCATAAGTATATCCTTTTATATCAGTAAATAATGACTGACGAACTGCTGCTGCCTGATAGACAGATAGTTCTAATGTTACTTTTTTATCTTGACTCATAGGTCTCCCTCAACACGATTTTCAGAATAATGGACATCAAACTCACCACCAGGATATCGTGACTTGAGTTTATCAACATTCATCTCAATGATATCATCAAGAGAAATATTGAGACCCATACATGCCTGTGCAACATACCACATAATATCACCAAGTTCACGTTTGAGATGAAATAGGTTCTCTTCGTTTACTGGTTTGCCTTGGAAGACGATCTTCTTTACAACTTCAGTAAACTCACCTGCTTCGGCACACATACCAACAGAGGCAGTGAGAAGTCGATGTGTTTCAAATCCTTCTCCACGAAGTTCTTGAATACGATACTCAAAGGCATCGGCATCTTGACTGGGTTGAGAT